ATGAACAGGGTAGAGGACACTAGGTTTCCTGATAATGTATGTGATGTAGTCACACAAGCTATTACATACAAAGGCACAGACAAACCTGTACTTCACAAGTGCCAGTTCAGTTGGTACTGTGACGGACAAAAGGACGAGCCTTTATATGACAGCAAAGAATGGTGGAATGCACAAGAGTATGCATCCATTGTTCTGTCAGGCACAATCATGCTTGATGTTACCGAAGGTGCTACACATTACCATGCTACCTACGTAAGACCTGCATGGGCGAAGACAAAAACCAAAACCACAAGGATTGACCGACATATATTTTATCGTTGGGAAAAATAGTACTTGATTAATTATTTATATAGTATATCTTTAACACATAACACAACAACACAAGGAGAACTAACATGGCTTTAGATTTTACAAACAACGGATTAAATGTACCTGAGGGTTTAGATTTCACTACACGTACTGAGCCTACACGTATGGCAGGTAAGAAGTACGTCATCAACAATGATACCGATGAGGTTATTGGTATTGTTGGTAGTAAGTTTAACTCTGTTACACACACAGAGTTCTACGACAGAGTGTGGGAAACTATGGGTGATCAGCTAGGTGCAGAAGCAATGGAAGGTGTGCAAGTTAAGTGGAACACTGCACGTAACAATGCATTCGCTATGCTTGACGCTACCATGCCTAGCACTAAGGCACTGATCACAACTGACAAGCAACAGACAGAAATATCACAACGAGTGATAGCTCTGCATGGTGTGGATGGTCTGTGTTCTAACCAAGTATTCTTTGGTGCAATAGATTTCTTCTGCACAAACGGCATGATCAGAGGTGAGCATGACAAGGTGCGAAGAAAGAACACTACTAACTTCAACATGGCTACCTTTATTAGGGAGCTAGAGAATGCTAACAGTGACTTCTATTCACAGGCTGAACAGCTACAAACTTGGGCAAGGACACCTCTTGAGTACAACAGCGTGAGAGATATGCTTCACTCTCTCATGGGTTCTGAGAAGAAAGGTGACAAGATGCTTGGATTGTATGGACAAGAGATACAGACAAGAGGACACAATGCCTTTGCTTTGTACTCAGCGTTCACTAACTATGCATCATATGCAGATGAGAGAAATGGTTTCAAGCTACGTAACACAGGCAATGACACTAACTCCATCAGCATGTGGGGACGTGAGCAGGAAGTTACCAAGTGGGTGTCTTCTAAGCAGTTCAAAGAACTGGTTGCTGCTTAATGAATCTACCTCGCTACATGTACAAGAGGTACACACCCAAGGGGGATCGGACATTCAGGTTCAGTCCCCCTCGTCAACTTATTGACAATGGTGTTGTATGTCGCAGAGAACTTGGTAAAAATTTTAATGAAGCAAAAAAAGTTGCAGATGAATTAAACAAATTGATAGATGAATATCGTGAGGAGATGCTGACAGAGTCTGTGGTCACACGATCTACTACCCTGTCAGAATTATGTGACATATATCTTTTGTCTAATGATTTCAATGCTTTACGTGACTCAACTAAAGCTGATTACATATACTTTATTAAGATACTTTGCCTAGATTTGGGTGAAAAAAAGTGGCATACTATATCTAGTAGGTTGGCTAAGAGGACTTATGAACTCTGGGTCAGACGTGGTGTGTCACTTGCAAACCATGTGTGCAGTATTGCATCACGGATATACAACTATGCGACTGAGATGGAGTATGGAAATCACAATCCATTCTCTAACATAAGACGTAAATCTACCAAACCTAGACGTGTAGTGTGGGCAAAGGAACATGTCCGTCAATTTCTTGACTATGCCTATGCAAACTATGAGTACAGAAGCATTGGCTTGATCGTGCAGATGGCATACGAATGGTGTCAGAGAGTGGGTGACATGAGACTGCTCACTTGGAATGACCTTGACATGGACAAAGGTATGCTCACATTAGAGCAGTCCAAGCGTAGATCAAAGGTGTTTCTGCCTATCAGTGACAGCCTGTATGATATGTTGTACGAACAACAGGGTGACTTTGGCTTTCAACAGTACGTAGCTCCCAATGTAAGCCCCATACAGGGCGAGTACAAGCCCTATGGGTTGGAGAGTGTATCAAAGATTGCAAAGCGTGTCATGAAGCATTTAAACCTGCCTAATGAACTCCGACTTATGGATCTCAGACGGACAGGAGTTACAGAAATGATTGACAGTGGTGTCCCAATGGGGCAACTTATGTCAGTGACAGGTCACACAAATGTACAATCTGTCAAGCCGTACATGAAACATACTTACGAGAGTGCTAAGAATGCTCTCACCACAAGGAGTAAATACAATGCATAATATATATAACATTATAAGTGATATAGATATATTAAATAATGAAACAAAGAGAATGAATTGTCCTGAGTGTGGTGGGTATAAGACCTTTACTATATCAAACAACATGGGCAGACTGTTGTGGAATTGTTATAAGGTATCGTGCAGTATCAGTGGGTCGAAGCCTGTGCATCTGTCCATTGATGATATTAAGAGAACAATACACAAAGAGGAAAAGAAAGCAGAGCAGTTTGTTATGCCAGAGTTTATTGTACCAAACAGAAACAACAGTGAGCTTGCTAGGTTTGCCAGAAGGTACAACTTAAATGCAGATACATTTGAGATGTGGCATGACGTAAAGGATAATCGTGCTGTGTTTCCCATACAGCATGATGGTATTATAGTGGATGCAATAGGTAGGAGTTTAAAAAATAAATTACCTAAGTGGAAAAGATATGGGAATAGTGGCTTGCCTTATGTTCGTGGACATGGTAAGATCGCTGTAGTTGTAGAGGATTGTGTCAGTGCCGTAGTTGTAGGTAGTGACGTGTATGTTGGGGTTGCTGTGTTAGGCACGTCACTATCAGACATACACAAGAGGTACTTGTCACAGTTCTCTGCAATAGTAGTTGCCCTAGATCCTGATGCCCTACCAAAAGGATTGCAGATATGTAAAGATTTATCGAGTGTAGTGGATACAGTACGAGTGATTAGATTAAAAGACGATCTTAAATACCAACACCCTAACGACATTGAAAAACTAACAGCAATAGGAGATGAATTAAATGGAACAAGCATTAATACGTAGTCTGATGACTAAAGACTTCTACGATGATCACAGAGGTATTCGTTGCCCTGACAAATTATTTAGTAAGGACATGCGAAAGATAAAAAACTCTGTTGATTATGCCATGAAGACATACAACAGGACAGTAACACCAGACGAGGTAGAGGTATTGTTTATGTCAAACAACCCTACCCTTACCACAGCACAGAAGGGTGCATATGGTGATCTGTTCTCACGTATCAAAAAAGAATCGCCACTTGGTAGTGACATAGCACAGGAAGTTCTGTCTAAGTTATTTCAACAAGTGGTAGGTGAAGAGGTAGCAAACCTTGGGTTTGATTATGTGAATGGTTCACAGACTAGTCTTGAGCCACTACGTAATCTGCTAGAGCAGTATGGAGATGACTTCATACCCTCTATGAATATAGAATGGGCTGACATATCTATTGAGAATCTTCTTGCAAGGAATGATATGGAAGCACGTTGGGCATTTAACATACCTAGCTTGACTCGCAAGATAGAGGGTGTAAACGAAGGACACCTGATAGAGGTTGGAGCTAGACCCAATACAGGTAAGACTTCTTTCCATGCATCTATGATTGCAGGAGAGCAGGGCTTTGCTAGGCAGGGTGCTAAGTGTGTTGTCTTATGTAACGAAGAGTCAGTGCATAGAGTGGGTATGCGATACCTGACTGCCAGTTCTAATATGAATCAATACGAGATCAAAGATAATCCCAAGCTTGCCCATGAGAAGTATGGTGTAGTCAAGGAGAATATAAAACTGTATGATTCCACAGGACGTGACATGTCTTGGGTTGAGAGCATTGCTAAATCTTTTAAGCCTGATGTCGTTGTATTAGATATGGGGGACAAGTTTGCCAAGACATCAGGATTTGCTAGGCAAGATGAAGCACTCAAAGCAAATGCAGTCCATGCAAGAATGATTGCCAAGCAGTATGGTTGTGCTATATTCTATATGTCACAGCTATCTGCTGAAGCAGAAGGTAAGGTTGTACTTAACCAAGCCATGATGGAAGGTAGTAGAACAGGTAAGGCTGCCGAAGCAGACCTTATGCTATTACTTGCCAAGAACCCTGACGTTGAAGGTGAGGAAGAGCAATCTCCTCAAAGACATATCAACGTTGTAAAGAACAAACTATCTGGTTGGCATGGCAAGATTGTCTGCGAACTAGATTACAAGACAGCGAGGTACACAGCATGAATACATTTAAACCTATCAGTGGTGCATACACCAGAAAGTTTAGACCTCATTCCTATGCAAAGAATGATGGTGTAGCAAAAGAAGCAGTGTCTAATTATTTAATTAATAATGGGCATAAGATACTATCCATAGAGGAAGACTTCTCCTTTGATGTAAAGAGTGAGAAGGACGGACACTTATACTTCTCAGAGGTAGAGATGAAGAGACAGTGGTTTGGGGATTGGCTACCATCTTGGACTGAGATTAGGATTCCCTATCGTAAATTTAAATTGTTAAATAAGTTTAAAGAGATGAAAAAAGTAGATGCTTATTTTAATTTCTATGTTATAAGAGGTGACATGGAATGTGCATGGAGAATAAAAGACTATCAGTTTACACCTGAAACTGTGCAAGAAGTTTACCTATCTAATGCTAGAAGGTACGAACACTTCTTTCACATACCCTATGTAGAAGCAGAACTGGTACAACTAAAGGAAAACAAATGAGATTAATATTAGACGTAGAGAACACTGTAACAAAACGTAATGACAAGTTACACTTAGATCCTTTTGAGGACAGTAACAGTCTTGTTATGGTTGGTATGAAGACAGACAATTGGGAGAGAGTGATCACGTTTGATCATGCTCACGAGATACCCACAGAAAATGGACATGCTATGGTACAACAGGCACTAAACAATACTACTGTGCTTGTGTGTCACAATGTAGCACATGATCTTATATGGCTGTGGGAATCTGGATTCAAGTATGAGGGCATTGTGTTTGACACAATGTTAGGTGAGTATGTATTACAACGTGGACAGAAACAACCTCTATCACTAGAGCAGTGTGCTGAACGCTACAGCTTACCCAATAAGAAACAGGACACGATGAAAGATTATTTTAAAAGAGGTGTGCCTGTATCAGAAATACCACACGCTGAGTTGTCAGAGTATTTACTGTATGACTTACGTGCTACATATGATCTTGCTGACAAGATACATCAAAGGCTAAGTAATGGTGACGCTGATCTTATGGATACAGTTACACATACCAACATGGTTGCTGTCTGCTTGTGTAAGATATATCAACGTGGGTTTAGTGTAGATCTAAAGAAGCTTGATGAAGTACGTAAGGAGTTTGAGAAGGAGAAGGTTAGTATCTGGAATGATCTCAGCCAACAGGTTAGAGATCTTATGGGAGACAGACCTATCAATCTTAATAGTCCAGAGCAGTTGTCATGGGTAATCTACAGCCGTAAGCCAAAGGATAAGTCTATGTGGGCTAATTACTTTGAGCCTTATATGAGAAAGGATGCATTCACAGATGCTGTCAATGATCATACGAATATTGTGTACAAGGTTACAGCTAGTACATGCCCTGTATGTAGAGGAAGTGGCAAGATCACAAAGGTTAAGAAGGATGGTTCACCATTTAAGAAACCAAACAAGTGTGTTCGATGTGAAGAATCTGGTTGGGTGTACACACCACGAGAACAGGTAGCAGGTCTTAGATTTACTGCACCGTCTGCCAAGTGGGTGAGTGCCAACGGCTTTAGCACAAACAAACTCAACCTAGAGATGTTAGAACAGTATGCCAAGCGTACAGGTAATACGAAGGCAGAGGTATTTCTAAAGAATGTTCGTAGACTGTCTGCTCTAGACACATACCTATCTAGTTTTGTAGAAGGTATATCTACCTACACTAAGCCTGATGGTAAGCTACACGCTAGGTTGCTACAGCACCGTACCTCTACAGGACGGTTCAGTGGTGCAGACCCTAACATGCAGAACATGCCTAGAGGTGGTACGTTTCCTGTGAAGAAGATCTTTGTGTCTCGTTGGGAAGGTGGCAAGATACTTGAAGCTGACTTTGCACAGCTAGAGTTTAGGACTGCTGCCTATTTGTCACAGGACAAAGTTGCTATGCAAGAAATAAGTGAAGGCTTTGATGTGCATAGTTATACTGCAAAGGTTATCACCGATGCAGGACAGCCTATATCTAGGCAAGAAGCTAAAGCACATACCTTTGCTCCCCTGTACGGAGCTACAGGCTTCGGCAGATCTGAAGCAGAAGCTATGTACTACGAGCAGTTTGGAGATAAGTATGAAGGTGTGTCAGCTTGGCACAAAGAACTAGGTAAGGAAGCTATCAACACAGGACGTGTTGGTGTTCCATCTGGACGTTCCTTTTCTTTTCCAGATGTAGTACGTAAAGGTAATGGTACTGTCACATACTTTACACAGATAAAGAACTATCCTGTGCAAGCATTTGCTACTGCAGACATAGTACCATTAATTCTTATGACTTTTGATAACATGTTGCTTACACTACAGAGTTGTATTGTAAACACGGTACATGATTCAATAGTCATTGATGTTCACCCTGATGAGATTGATCAGGTTTTAGAAATAGTTACGAGTATAAATAGTAACATGAAGAAGATCATTGATACACGTTGGAATATAGACTTTAATGTTCCATTAAAATTAGATGCAAAAATAGGAGATAACTGGCTTGACACCAAAGATGTATGATGGTATAACTATAACACTTTTAGAAATTATAAGGAGATAATACATGAATGAAGTAATAACAATAAACGGAAACTATGACGATATGGCAAAGGCTATGGGCATCTCAGAACCAGTAGGTACTGAGGTAGGAAAGAAGTCTGCTAGTTCACTGGCTAGACTAAAGCTTAGTCACTCACCTATCATGGGTACTGAAGAACTCAAAGGCAAGATGGTAAACATTGAGAAGATACCTTCTGGTGCTTACAAGCTTGACGTTCCTGATGACGGACAGTACTTTCAGTCTGACATTGAGATCAGACCTTTTATGCAGAGGTATATGTATAAGAGGTTCATCAAGGGCAGTGATGATACACCCAATCGTTATGTCAAGACAGTCATGTCTGATAATCTTAACGTTGATCTAAAGGATAACGATGGGGGCTTCAACTGTGGTAAACCTGCAGGATATATACAGGACTTTGCTTCTCTACCTGACAAGCAGAAGGAACTGATCAGGCAGATCAAACGAGTAAGAGTTATATTAGGTCTTGCTAAGTTTGATAAAGCAACCAAGGTTGAAGGTGAGTACACCAACGATGCTGACTTAGGATATGTCCCATTCATATGGGAAGTAGACAATCGTGAAGCATTCAAGACTGTTGGTGATGTCTTTGTGAAGCTATCTAAGATGAAGAGATTACCAGTTAATCATACTGTGTATGCTTCTTCAGAAGAGAGAAAGCTACCGAATGGTAATAGTTACTATGTGCCTAGCACTAGACTAGACCTGACAAAAAAGGTGGAGACATCTGATGAGGATCAGGAACTATTTGGTAACTTACTATCATGGGTTACTAACTATAATCAGTACATCATGGGACAGTTTGATGAGAACATCCACAGCAAAGAGGACATAGATCCTGCTGTTGTAGAATCTTTCATCGACATCACCAGTGATGAGAAAGTTCAGTAAGCCATGAACCATAGGGCAGAACTACAACTGCACCGATTTCTAGAGCAAGCCACTGACGGTAAGCAGGTGCTATCTGACACAAACA